ACAATATCCCCAGAATAAGTCCCAGTGAACGTGTCAATAAGATCACCATCGGCTGACTCTTTTATCTTCATGTCAACTGTATACCCAGATGCAGGGGTACGCATCTGCACTACAGCACCCGTAGAATCTTTATAAGTGATCGACATCTGAAATGTAGATCCTTGCTCAATCGTGATGTTGTATTTCCCAGCACTCATCGCCACACCATCTGAGTTCCTAAGTTTCTACCCCTTGATATGGATAGCGAATTTAGCCCTTCGTTTCTTAATGCTTCTGCTGTTAATTCCATAAACTTAAAGCGGTATGAGTTCGCCTTCTCTACATTTCGCAACTGAGATTCTTTCAGATAGGCTCTCTCTAAAGCCCCATAAACCAATGCTTCATGGTAGTATTCAGGAATAATAGGGGTGGAAGCATCCGTGCTAAGACTTGCTGGCTTTTCAACCCCATCAACCAGGAGGGTTTTTGATACTTTTGTTGATGCGTCCTTATCTACGTAAACATGTTCTTCCTTTGACGGGATTGGGAAGATCCTGAATGTAGAAGCAGACCTCTCGGAAAAGATGGCTGCTTCCGGTTGTCCTACCAGCTCTCTCCATTTAGGAACGTCATAGTAGTTATTCACATCGAAGAAAGGAGCTGGGGTAGCACCCAGTGTAGTGTTGAGATAGTAGTTTGAGCTGATATTACGATTCGATGCGTTATTCATCTTAGACTCTGTATGGAAAGCTAATTCCCTCCCGTCGAGAGACACCGAGTTCATCTCCAACACAGTGGAAGCTTTCGTGAAATTAGGACCAGTCTGAACCATGATAATTCCAGAATCAGAGCCTGACCCTGCTTGATCTAATAAAAATGTAAAACTTTGATTGTCCGGGACCGACGTTATTACGTGCCCCCCGTTAATGTCGCTATTCGATGACCCCGACATCAAAACCGTATCATTAACTGATAGAGTGTGTGTATCAGCCCCATTCAGCGTGATCGTGACAGTCTTGCTAGAAATGCTCGATGTACACGATGTCCTGCGGGTAGCTACAGTAACAAGTACCTGAGACGTACTGGTTCTCGGGATTTTAGAGATTCGGCAGAACTCTAACTGAGCATCATCAAGATACCCGTTGATCTCAGTGTCTTCCCACCGTCTATTCTCAGAATCCTGAAGTAACCTCTCGACTCTCAGTCTTAGATCTTTTCTAGTCATTCAACGTGGATTTGTTGTCTTTCTGCTTTTTCTCGAATTGAATCGTTACGCTTCTTAAAGTCGGCAGCCTTGCCTTCCGGCATTTTTAATATCTGCACATTGAAACGATTCTTTTCGTATTCAACCCCGGCAACCCCAGGTTTTGCCTGGAATAAAGCCTTCTCTTTTGCGTTGAGTAAAACTTCCAGATAGTTCATCGGGATAGCTCTTCGAGAAGCTCTTGGAATCCATAACGTCTCCCCGCCCACAGCAACTGGGTGAGGATACATGTATGCCGATTGATCTCCGTAGTCTAAAACCACCACAGCATAACCTTCTGGAACATTTTTAAGATCTCTATCAACCTCCATAGCAAGTTTGTCAGTCACTGGGATTTGAAACTCTAAATTAAGTGACTCGTCAATATGCTTAGGTAGTGTGGATCTTACTTTTTGCGGTAATGTCGCCATCAATAATTCTCTGTTGGGAATCTGAACTGTGTTTCACACCACAATAACCCCCCTATCGGGTCCTGCTTGCAGTGCATCTCCAGCCTTAAATATCCTGCTTTTGGATCTAGCGGGATAAGTAAGGAGGTTATCTTTGCGTTTAACTCTTTAGGAGATTCGAGCTCAGTTTCGTTAATAAAAAACCCTGGCTCTCGGAATGGAGAGACTCGCCCCATTGAAATGAAGACACCCTCCCCAAAAGGTTCCTGGCATATAACCCGAACCTTGGTGGGGAGAGCATGATTTGGTATGGGAATGTCCTTACTGAAATAAGGATTGATCTTCCCATCTACTCTAAGGTCACTATGCGTGATCCTTATCAACGAATAATCAGGGGATGTATCGTTTATGATAACGACACGTTCCCCTGTTTCCGTCATGGTCATCCACCTACGTTGGAGACACCGTGCATGACGGCAGCCATATTGTTATCATTCAGCACTTTACAAGTGTAATGATACGAATACCCGACCGCACCCCTCTGTCCAAGTGGATCTTCACTTGACGGGGAGGGACTAATCACCTTTGGGACAACACTGTCCTGTCCGGCTAGGCTGACACAACCAACTGCATCGGCTGCAAAGACAAGAGTCCTGTAGATCTGGACTTTATTAGTCCCGGAATCATCTACAACTCTAAGTGAAAGTACAGTCGTACTACCAACATTCTCGCTGGCAGTATCCGGTGTGGCTAAAGTCGTTGCAATAAAACGAATCAAGCCTGCTTTCCCGATCTCTCCCGCCATCACTGCGCCATAATTAGCGTACTTTTCAACAGGGGAAAAATTAGGTAGTGCTTCGATATCAGCACGAGCATCCGGATGACAGATCGCAAAGTAACCTTCGGCTACTGGTTCTGTGTTGTAACCCGAAGAAGGCTTAACGACAGTTGAGATTTTCTTGGCGTTGTTCTTCTCAAGGAAACGAACTATGGCTGCAAGGATCTTAGAATCTGTCCCAGCACCCATTGCGCTCCAGGCAGTGTCACCCGACAAGTTCTTTGCAACACTTGTCATACCACCATCAAAATCCGATCCATCAGCATAGAAAATGGATGTGGTTGCCTTAAACGTATTGTAAGCCAACGTATCCATCTGCTCTGCCATCTGAATGGCCTGTCTTTCTGTAATCTGAGCCACGATTGGGTCAGTCGATAAAGCGAGCATAACGTCAGTCACAGGAACCCAAGCCCCATATTGTGAGAGCTCAGCACTGATTGTCGTTTGCTGTAAACTATCGCTTGTAGGAGTTACCCCTTCGCTGATTACAGACGTTCCAACTTGAAACCGCTCATACCTTCTCCAGCGGATTTCTTTACCTTCGTTCATAGGCTTCGTTTCCTTCTGTGCAAAACGAGCCATTGTGATCAACTGTTTGCTGATCGTTAAAAACTTTTTCTGAATGGTGAACGCATCGGCAGCACTAAGTTCGCCATATTTTGCCCCGTATCCCGAAGTCGATTGTAGCGTACCGATTCCACCTTTCGTTCCAGCAACATATGCAGCCATGATAGTTTCCTTTCGTATGGCGTTATCTGAAATTTAGGTTTAACTGCCCATCTGATATTCAGGAGTGTTGGCCCACAATTCATCAATCGATAACTCTCCTGATGGCTTGTTATCACGAGCCTTGCCCCTTACTAATCCTTGGGCTGCTTGTCTACGGTTATCGTTTTGGGGTTGAGCAGGGGAGGACTCTTGTTTCCCTATAAGCTGTTGACCTTCGGGTGTACCCATGTACATCTTAAATACCTCTGCCTTCTCGTCCAAACCACCGTGGTTCATTGCCTGTTTCAGCAATGGGTTGTTATTGACATAATCGAAGAACTTCGGACTCGCATCACACTTTCTCCAGTCAGGAGTAAGTATTGTGTCAAGTTGAGCTTTGGCTTGTTCGAGAGCAGCATGATCTCTTAAAGTTTTAACCTCTTCCTCAAGACTTTCAGTCTTCTTGACAACTTGTTCCTGAGAGGAGTTGTCCAAATTCCTGAGAGCCATCTGAGATTCCTTATGAGCAAGCTTCTTAGCCACCCCGAGAAGTTCAGGATATTCTTTAAGAATGTCTTTCTCTTCATCTGACCAGTAAGTCGCATCGTCAAAAGGATCGGTTTTATTCTCAACTTGTTGCCTTAAACGGTCTTCATCCTTGGTTTTCTGTTCGAACTCAAGCATGCGTTGTTGCATCTCAAGCTTCTCCAGACGTAAAGCATCTTGCTCCTGTTTTATCCTGTGGAGTTCGTTGCCTCTCCTTGAATGTGACTGCTCAAGGTTTTTATATCTGTCCTGCCAGTCAGTCTCTGAATCAGCTTCCGCTTCTTCTTCAACTTCCGGTTCCGGGTCTGTCGGTTCGGCCTCGATCTGCTGTTCTTCAGCAACAGGTACGGGCTGTTCTTCCTGACCGTATTCAGGTGCGTCATCCCAAGAAGCCTCAACGACTTCCTGTTGTTCTTCTTCTGCCATAATCCCTTCTTATTTCCTGGGTTAGCATGCTATCCAGATGGGAGACCCTTTATCTCCCGATCCGCTAATTTAGCGGGTAAATCTTTAATTTCTCTAAGAGCCTTAATCTCACCGATCATGACGTTGGCTTTTGCCATATCGTCTTCTGATGCAAGCTTTCTCGAAGCTAAGAGGTCAAGCTTTGCGGTGACTTCCAACTCTAAGTATTTAGCAAACTCCAACCATCTCGGGTCAGAGTACAATCTGGCTATAACGCCAGGGTCCGGTTTAATTGACGGGTGCAGGTGCTCCCTCCGGTGGCCTTGTTGGTATTTGAGCCCCGGCCTGCTCCATATTCTGGAGTTCCTGCTCCATCTGATCTAATTCTGCATCCTGAGATTGATTCTGCATCTCAGACATAATTTCCTGCTCTTGCTCCTGCATCTTCTGGTCTCTCAGTAGAATCGAATCGCTTTCAAAGTCTGGTGGCTTAGCCATCACATTTCCTTGAGACATCAGGATTTCTCTTTCCTTCATCTCCTGCTTTCTCTGATCCGAAGAAACAGCCATTTTTTCTTTAAGAAGAGCTTCAGTAGTAGACTGCTCAATCTTCGCTTCGTTTTCTGCCTGTTGCATTTGAACAGCCATCTGCTGTTGTTGCTGATCTTCTTGAACCTTTTCTTCAGGAGTCATAACCATACCTTCTGGTTCTAATGAGAAAGCTCTAAAGATTGGTCGCACCAGGGCATTCATCTTCACATGGGTTCTGAGGTCAGGATTCTGCCCAAGGATATTCAGTAGATTCAGCAGTTGGGTATTATGGACTTCCTTCGCCACATACTGCATAAACCCAGTAGATTGAGCGTCATAATCACCCTTAATCATTAAATCCTGGCTATCAGCCATCAACCAGTGATACACCGCCTGAACATTCTTGCTGATCATATTACTGACGGATCGAACCACCTCTGCTGTTAACTTGTTACTGTTACTCTGCAATATGCTCATCCCGGTTGCCGTCTTAGTCTGATACTGTGAAGACTCACCCATCCCAATAGCCGACTGCCCTGAAGCTATATCAGCCTGTCTTTCCATCATCTGTATGAGATTATCGAGACCGCTTGTTACATCCGGGATAACCACAGGCCTGTAAGCCGAGTTAACATCATTCCCAGGCCTCACTCGAATCATCTTCCCAGGGGA